GGAAGTTGAACTTGATTATGTTTGCCTCCATTAGATGCTGCGTTAAATCCTACATGATCAATGGCAATAATATTTGATATAGAAGTGGCATTAATCTGCATAAGCGGTTGATCATCTGCAGGATCATTAGGAGCATTAGGAATATTGGGGAAGTAAGAAAATGTCATAAAATTACCTTACGTTTAGTTAGAACCATAAGTACCATTATTTCCTAAACCAAAGCTTCCCCCTGAGAAAATTGTCTGAGTTCTTGTGGAAGTAAATTGTCTTTGGCTTCTTTTCCAAACAAGTGTTTCTTGTTCTTTGAATAAAGGCTCGTAAAAGTTAAACTGCTCTACATCTCCTGTATCTGCTAAAATCTTTCTAGCAGCTCCTCTTGCAATATACTCAGCCATATATCCAAAAGGAATGGCATCAGCTGTATTTAAAAAAGCAGCTGGTGTTAGATAAGCATCTAGCTCGACAAGATATTGTTTATCAGGAGGATTTCTAAGAGTGATGATGTTATTATAAAATAGAATTGCTCTTGGCAAACCTGGCTGAATGAAATAGCACTGCGCATTAATGGGAGTGTTAGCTGGAATAGCTCCAGGAAAATAGACGTTTGTCGCAACTCCAGTATTGTAGTTAATAGTATTTTGTGTCGTGCTATAGGGAGTTGGAAGAGCCCCACCATTTGGAAGAGCTGTATTTCCAAAAGGAGCATTGCCTGGAGCCATTAGTAAACCATATAAATTACTATCTCCTGCTCCAGATAGAAATTGTCCACTATCTGCTACAATAATGTTTTGTCCATTTGCTCCCGTTGCTGTAAAATAAACAGCTGAATAGACACTTGTTGTAGGAACAGAAGTGTTTAAATTAGTTCCGAAAATAGGATCGGTATTTGTTCCAGTTGCGATAATTCCAGTGATGTCAACATGGCCAGGAAGCGCAGGAAAAAAAGGTAAATTAAGAGTATATGGTCCAGCTGTGCCATTTCCAGTTCCTGCCTGTATTAAATTTTGTACATAATTAGGCCAAATCTCAAAGAATAGACTTCTCTGTGTGTAAAATGCTACGCTAATACCATTTACACGTGCAGATTCTGTAAAGCCTTGATAAACTGGAAAAGATGCAATTTCTTGACCACCTGGTTGAATCTGAATATCGTATAATGGCATATTGTATTGATCGATGCCAGGAGTTGTCTGAAACTGATATTTAGTCTTCAGATCAAATAACTGAATTCTGGCATCGACATCCATTAACCAAAATCGATTGATATAATCAATCAAAAGATTATCGGTAATCTGAGAATCAGAAGGGCTTTTAATGATTCTTCTTACGTATGTGATAATATCTTGTAGAAGGTTCATTTCTTATGTATTTTTTTCAAAGTTTCTGCTAAATGTGCTCTTTTTCTAGTAGTTGAATTATTAGAATGTTCAGCTTTCTTTAGCTTAGATTCTGGAATTTTCTCTCCAGCTTTTACATGTAGTGATTTTCTTAAGGCACCTTGTTTCTTAATGGCCTCTTGAATCCATTTCTTGTTTTCTGCCATCTTAAAGTCCTTACTTCTTTTTCTTTTTAGATTGGCCGCTTTCATTCATTGCAATAGCAATGGCTTGTCTTCTATCTTTAACAATCTGTCCAGAACCGCTATGAAGATTTCCTTCTTTAAACTCATGCATAACAGTTTTTACTTTGTCTTTTGAGCGTTTATGCTGTTTGGATTTTTTCATTAATTACCTCTAAAATGACATAGAGCCTGTAAAAATTGATTTTCTGTTATCTACTGGATGAGCATCTAGTCTGTTAACTGTATTATCAACAACCATCATTCCATAATATGTACCCATTCCATCTGCTTGAACAGGACGATCTTGCATTGTTAATCTGTGATGACGACAACGCTTAATTTGCTCCGCAAGATGTCTTGGACCCCAAACAGGTTTATTGACAGGAACTTGCCAAAACTCTGCAGGCATTCCAGCAAAAGGTTTGGTCCAAATTTCTATTGTCTCACCGATAATTTCTTTATTCTCTGCTATAAAATTGACATATTCAATGCTGAAGTTATAATCTTTTCTAAATTTTTCATTGAATTTCTCTCCATTAGCATTTACTGATTTAGAAGGCTTGAGATAAATATCTTTTGTCTTCGAAATATCTCTTTGAGACATTTTAGTTTGAGAATCAGCTTCTTCAATTGGAGCTTTATTCATACGATCTAAAGTTAAAGACTTGATATTCTCATCAAAAGCTTCAAATTGCTTTTCAACTTTATTTAATTCTTGCTGAGCAAGTGAGCTGGATACTTTTGGTTTATTCTTTGTTTCAGACATACATACCTATAAAGGTGAAATATTGATAAAACTTCCTGGTATATTAGTGCTTAGTAGCACTCTTCCTGTTGAACTGATAAGTCCATTATTTATATCCCCTATAGCAAGAATTTGAGGTTTAGTCGTGTATGTTGAATTAATATAAGGGTCTACATTTTGAGAAGAATTTATATTTACTTCTATTTGATTTGCTGATGGTATTGAAAGAACATATCCTTGTTTTTCATTGAGTTGTCTACATCCAAAATACTGTGGAATTATTAATCTAACCAATTGACCTACAACATAATTGACATTAGTTGTTGTTGTGATAACTGTGGTCTTTCCAAGAGCAATCGCAGATATAAAAAACTGACTTGGTTGATAAAACTGCGGTTCTATTGGAACATTAGAATAAGCAGGTATTGGATAAGATATTATTGTCATAACTCCTCATTAAGGAAGGGACAAAATGTCCCCTCCTTTATTCAATTACTATGGATTAGAATAATCATGTAAATACGCTTTCCAGTAGATTACGTTACCATTTGCGCCAACGAGAACAGATGAAGTATCATTTGTACCCGCTCCGACTCCGATTACGAATCCTTGAGCTGTATTGTTTACATATGATCCTAAAACTGCAGGCCCATTGATTGTATTCACCTGAGTAGTGCCAATTGGCATACTATAAGGAGGTGGATACAATGCAGAACCGCTAGAAATAGAAACTCCTCCAGTATTCACATCTCCAACTGCAACCATTTGTGGCCATGTCAAACCAGGGGTTGAGGCTACAGTTTGATTAATGTTGAAAGATGTGTAACCTGTAGAATTAATATTAACAACCACAGTATTGTAATCCGTTACTGAAACAACATATCCATAGATCGGAGATCCAGGAGTTGTGCTATTTGGTAATGAATTCAATTGAGTTGTTCCAAATGCCGTAGGAATTCTGAAAGCAACTTCTTGACCAACTGTCAGATTATGAGCTGAAGTTGTGTCAATTGTGGTTGTTGTTCCAGTTGTAATTGCACTGATAAATGAAGTTCCTGGGAAGTAAAGATAAGGATATAATACTTTCTTTACATATGCCCCGCTTGGAGATCCACTTAATGCAGTCCAATTAGACTGGTTACTATTAATTGGAATAGTAAAAGTAGTCGAACCAGTCACAGTAATAGTAAATGGAATATCGCATATCATCGGCATACCAGTTGTTGAAGACTGATAAAGACCTTGGAAAATCACGACATCACCAGTGCTATATCCGTGAGCTGAGCCTGTTGTTACAACAGCTGGGTTAGCTTTTGTAATACTAGCAACTTGAATTCGAGCACCATATTGTAATAGCTGTCCAGCAGAAAATGTGCTAATACCGTTAGATGTTACAACATCACCTGTCATGATGATTGGAGTAACGTCTGCATCAGTTGCAAATACAGTTTCTACTGCATATCCTTGACCCATGGCCACATCCCAATATGCATAGGGTACACCATGGTTAGCAGGTGTTGCATAAGCACTATAGTTCCACATCTCAACAGAATCAGGAACAAAAGGCAAATTAATAACCTTTGCAGCTCCAGTAGATGTGAATGAGCCTTTTGCTAATCTTGAATATTCAGCCATATTTACCCTCCTATACGCTTAAGTTAGCTAAGCGTGTGCTAAGCAGGTTTCTAATAGCTGTATCCTGTGTGATAGCTTGCGCTTGAGCAAACTTGACAGCAAGAGTAGCATTTTGGGCCAACATACCACTATAGTATGGGTCTCTATAAATCAAATTCATGCTGTAACCATCTTGATTGATGTGCGTAACAGCTTGTTTTCCTAAAACCGTGTTATAGTAAACATCATTGCTATTAGCACTCGCACCTCTGGCTACTGGAGCTTCTGAGCTTGTCAGAATTCGTATAGCGAAAACTGAACCATATTCGCTTGGAAGCGCACTTGCATTAGTCGGATAATCCCAAACAGATTTGAATCCTTGACCAGTCAAAGAATCGAAATCTGTTTGTAGCTCAGTAGAAGATAGCATAAAATATGCACTTCTTATTGGACCAGTCCCGAATCTATCCATTCCCTCAATACCGCTCATGAATTTATAAGCATTATTTGTATCAAGGGTTGTTGCTACTAAGCTAAAATCTGATATACCCAAGTTAGTTGGGTTATCACCGTTAGATCCGCCACCAGCATTGATCTGGCTAGCTGCGGAAACGATGTAGTCGCGGAGGATCAAATCCTCTGCTTGGCGCATAGCTACTGCTAAACGTTCTGATACCCAAGCTAAGACGCCTTCTTGCGAACTGTTACTTTTATGACCATTTTATTGAAGCCAATAAAATGGCGGAGGGTCTTGTTATTCCCCTCTCTCATACTTTCATATGAGACCCGACTATCGCTTTATCCCGTTGTTAAGGATATCCAACCGCTTTAGTCTGTCACGGCATTTATGGCATTTGTTAGGAAGCCAATCGATCTTTAAGAGAGTATCTTTACAACTTTCACATATAGTCTTTGGATAATTGATAAAAATAAGGTGATCTATTGCTTTCAATGTCATAAATTTCCGCCTTGTTTCCATGCCGAGCATTCAGTTGCCCAGTTTAGGGGTCCAAGTCAATTAGGTCGGATTTATACAGGACCAATTTAAAAAAATCCTGTAATATGACTTGTTCATTTATTATGCAGCCAGTCTAGCATAATCCAAGTCATAATCTTCGGCACTGGCACTATTACCGAAGAAAGCCATCTGCGCATCAATGATGTCGCGTTGTGGAACTTGTGCTGGAGGATCAATACCGCTATTACCCAACTGTACAGTGGGAGGAGTTAGCGCTCTTGGGCGCATGAATCGACAAGTTGTGCCGCCATTGGCTGGCATGGATACCTTGTCACAAACTGTGATGTAGTTCATTGTTGGCGTGGGGACGTATAGCATTGCAGGCGCAAGAGACTGCAAAATCATTGGCCCCAAATTGCCAGTAGTCGTAATCGACATTTCAACCTCAATAGTGAGTTATCCGGCTTTTCGGATAGTTGAAAATGTTGATATGACGATCGGTAGACGAGCCTCTTACGTCATTTCTCGATCATATCTGGCGTGGTTGCGAACTCCACTACGCATGAAAGGGGGCTATATGACGCTATAGCGAGCGAAGATATTGTTATAACAACTAAATAATTTAATTGTAAATAGAAACCCCACCGTATGTGGGGTATTATGCGGAGTAATGTTTAGATTCTGAGTCTTGATTTCAATTCTTTTAATTTCTCATAAGCACTTCTTTGCCCTGCAGGTGAAAAATCCCCTGTTGGAGCATAAGGAGCAGTTCCGATACCACTTGGCTGATAATAGGGACTACGTCTATTAGCATCGATTTTTTCTTGAATGGAAGGTTGTTTTGGCTCTGGTTTATGCAATCCTAAGGCTTTAATATTCTTATATACTAGTTTTTGCCTTTCAAATCCTTCTGGCATTTGTAAGATAGTTTCTGCTAGCTCTGGATCGCGTTGTGCAAACTTATCTGCATTCTTCATGACTTCATAAAAATCAGGATTTTGTCTTAACCACGATTCTTGCTTTTCTTTTTCTAGCAATAATCTAGCCTTTTCTTCTGCTTTCTTTTCGATTTTTTCTTCTAATTTCTTCTCAAAGGAAGATAGTTTTTTTTTGAGCCTTTTATCATCAACATATGGTTCTGGATTATCCTCTTCATCATCGTCTACATGTTGTCTTCTAGCCAAAGCTTCTTGAGCTAGTCTTTCAGCTTCTTCTCTCTTAGATTTTTCTTGAGCTAGCTGTCTTTCATACTTTGCTTCAAGTGCTCTAAAGTTATACTCTTTATCATTTGCTTTAGTTTCTTGAGCTTGATTTGTTTGCTCTTCTGTCATATTTTTCTTCTCCTTAACGCTGAGATACGTTATCAATATTATTTAAAATTATAATATGATAAAAGGCAAGTTATGAAAGTCAATATTTTAGATGCTCATGACCGCTACAAATATTTCACAAAACAACAATTTGATATTGCAGAATGTTGTCAAAATCTAATCAATCAAAGACCATTTGGAAATCATCCTTTTTATATCTTTGCCCATGCTAGAACTGATGATGATGGTGTGACTAAGCGTTTGATATGGCAACCAAGATTGACTAAGCCTAAAGCACAGACTAATAGCATGCTATTTAAGGCTTATCCTGGATCTGATGTTATTAAAGTGATTTGGATGATTCCAGCAAGAGAATTATGGGAACAATTCGAAAAAGGAAAGATGACAGAAAATAAAACAGTTTGGGAAAGTATCTATAATTTTCAGCATCATAGAGATAAATTAGAGGCTCAAGAAGAAGATGATTTAAGCGATGAGAAAATTGATGCAATTTATAAAGAGATAAGCGCTCAAATGTCAGGAAAAAAATTAATGGATAGACTTTATCAATCTATGCAACAGAACGAGGAGGCGCCCCAATCTTCTTCTTCGACATCTTAACCATTCCCATTCCATCTCGAACAGTTCCTAATTTAGCTCTAATACCAGTACCATAGTTATCTCCCATACCGTATTTTGTATTAGCTGTATGAGAAAATCGTGGCTTTTTAGGCTTAGAGGAATCGCGATTGAACTGTTGGGCTTGTTGAGCTTGAGCCATAGTTATTCTTCTTGAATCTCGACATTTCTAACACGTCCCTTATGAACGTAGTCAGTCTCAAGAGTGTTTACTCTCCCCTTAGGGATTACATCCTTATTTTTTCCATTACCCATGGAACCCACTGGCTGTTTATGTCCAACGCCATAATTTGTGCCAGCATTAACAAAACAGCTTGAGCGTTGATCATATGGAGGCTGATCAAAGTTCCATGGAGACTTGATCTTCTTGCTATCCTTGACTTCTGTACGATCCTTAAAGCCTTTTTTCATATTTACCTCTTATTAAAGCAATGGACATAGGCTGCACCCATTGCTAATGGCTGAGATTGCACTTATGCAACGCCTATGCACCTTAACTAGTATCTGTATCCTGGCTTCATATCATGTCCTTTCGCCTTCTTCTTATTCATCTCTTGCTGAGAACGAATAGCTGCATCAGTATCTTCATACTTAGATAAATGACCATCATGGCCATCATCTGACTCATGTTTTACTTTTGCACCTTCTGGAAATACAGAGCCTTTTGAACCCTTTCCAACCCAACTAGAATGATCATCGATTCTTCTACCTGCCATAACTAATCTCCTTCTTTTATAACTTTATAGCCATATTGACTAAGAAATTCTTTACACCATTCTATCTTATCTTCAACTCTTTGTCCAAATCTAATCGTATTTACCCAGAGCTCTAAGTTTTCTAATCTATTATCATCTCTTATACCATTCTTATGATGGACAGTTTCTCCTTTACTCAATGGTCGTCCTAAATGATTTGCCATTATTACTACATGTTCCATTACATAACCATTTTTAGCAGCATTCGGATGATTTTTTAATAAAATTTGTTTATAACCATCTTTCATTCTCCAGTGTTTACCATTTTGTGGTTTAAGATTAGGAGTGTCTAATGGTAATCCTAAACGCATTCTAACTTTATTTTTTCTTCTTTCACTTTGAGCCTCTAATCTTTTTTTCCACTTATCTGGATAATTTAATTTCATCTCGTTTTGCCATAATTGGCGATAACATTTACTGGAGCAAAAATTCCCATCTTTTTTAGGTATAAATTCTTGATTACAATACTTACAATTTTTCATATCAGCCTCTTAAAATGGAGGCTGATATTATGCCACTTGTGACATATTTTGAGAAGGAATTCCTTTCATAATTTCAGCTAAAAATTTATTTGAAGCATCAATCATTATAGCAGCTTCTTTTTCTCGATCTTCTCTAAATATTTCATCTTTTTCAATTGATTCTAGTTGATTTTGCTTTAGCATTGTTTCAAGCTCGCCAAATCGCATAGTAACTTCAATTAGCTTTTCTAATGCTTCCATTTTATCTTTAGTTGCTAACGCTCTGTTCCTTGATATCTCACTCAATCTCTCTTCGAATAATCCCACATCTGCTTGTGAACGACCATGCCTTTCTTTAGCCATAGCAATATTAGCAGTAGCACGACTATAGAGCTCTTTGAGCTTGGCATCTTCCAAAGCATGTTGCACCATTTGCATGTCTTGTTGTTGTTGTGCGGCTTCTCTCTCTTGTTGTTGCAAGATAGATATAACCTCAGCTTTACCAGTAATGTTAAGCTTGGGAATAATTTGAGAAGGTGTAAAGACTTCTCTACCAAACGCGGCATTAATATCCATCATTTGCTGAGCTTGCAAGTTTTGCTGTGTTGGTGTCAAATCTGCTTCTTCAACTAATGTTTGAAATTTAGAAAAGATCTTACTATAAAAGAATGGACTTGGCTCTTCTCCTATAAGAAGAGCTACTTTAGATTCATTCCAGTTATTAATAACAACTTGTAGAAGTCTTTCACCAAGCAAACGATCAGAAAAATCCCATTGATCAAAGTATTTTTGAAACACCATTAAGTTAGCTGCTTGCTTAATCAATGCCGTTAGGCTTGAGATCTGCTTATCTTGTTGTCCTGACCAGTTCTCTATGTTGATGCCAGATGTTGCATAAATTAAGTTCATGAATTGATCTGCCAAAGCTAAATCTGACTCAGGGACACCGCTTGGAATAATTTTTTCAACGTCAGTCATTTCATAACCTTCGTTGATAATCACATCCCAACCTTGGCCCGATTTCTTCAAGTTATCTTCGTTAGCAACCGCCCCCACTTTTCGTTTCCATCCAGCATTAATTGTGGCTGCACGAATATCATTGTTTGTAATAACAGACCAGTTGAAAAGGAACTGTGGATCACGCATTGTTCTAACTAATGATCTAACACGCAAGTCATAATAATTAATATGAGGATCATAGTTCCAATAATATGGAATGAAAGGACAGTCATCAAATCCAAGCGGATTATCGCCTTGGTACATTAGCTGATCATTAAGCACAACGGCGAGCTTCCAAGTAGGAACTTCGACCTTTACAATTTCCATATCCGGAATATTATATAAGATCTGATCTAAATCAGCTTCTTTTCCAAAATCAAAAAACTGATTGCGACTGCGACTATATAAACGCTCCTTTTTTCTTTTCCACTTATACCATACATAACTAAGGACCATGAGATCGTTTCTGGCCATATTGTAGTTTTCAGGTAAAAAGTAGAAACTCCCATATCTTTGCGGAGTCCCAGACATTGGTGCAATTGCTTCAAGTTTATCTGGAAAACGATTCTCTGCTTCTTTTTTGCTGATATATTCTTGACACCAAACAAATTGAGCATCTGACATATCGGGGTTTCTAAAATATGGGTCGACTAAAAAAGCATTATATTCCCAAACCTTTACCTTCAATTCACCTTGAGCGGCATCATTCCCATTATAATCAAGATAAGGCTGAAGCAAGACCATTCCAGAAATGGCAGAAAGCTCTTTACCTTTAGACTTCTGCTCATGAATGCCATTAGCATTGCTAACATGCGTAATAAGTTTTGTGTATTGATCAGTAGTCTGAGGATCAGCTCCCTCGCAAGGAACATATATAAATTGCTTACGATGTTGCCTTTCATATCCCGTTACCATATTGACGGGCTGTTGAATCAAATTGAAATAATAACGTTGATATGAGTAATTAGGACTAAAATTGAAATATCTGTTTACGTATTCTTGGCAACCAGCGTAAAAGAGAGTATCAATATTACTTTGATTCCATCTAGATTGTTCGATGGGCTGAAATTTAGAATAAAGGTTATCTAACCATTGGCGAACATTGCCTTGATTAGGCTCTAAAGCATTATTCCAAGGGGGGTAATAGAAAGACAATTGGCCTCCTAGGCTTGAATGTCAATCTTAAACTATATAAGTTATTATTTCAATATCTCCTAATTTATTCTCCATACACCTCTTTTATTAAAGCGAAGTGAGTAACTTTATCCATCAATTGTTTCCTAGAGGGATGTCGAAGCTTTCTTATAGCTTTAGAAAATGTTCTTCGAGCAGTCTCGTGTGATGGCTGTTGTTCTTCAAAATATCTATATTCATTTAAAATTTCCTTGTAGGTTCATATCTATTCCTAAACCATTCCTTTTGTTGTTGGGCATGAGCATAGGGATCGTAAATGGCTACTTTATGTGTTGCTATTATATAACGCAACGCATCTACGCTGTGGTCATCCTTCTTTAATGGCTCATCCCAACCTTTATCAGCAGCTTTTGGATCCCATACATATCCTTCTATTTCTCGAATGGTATTGGAGCATTCTTGACAAATATAGAGATTTCCCTTTTTCATTTCAGAGGTCATCAATTGAATGCCATTTTTGACATCGTTGTTAGCATGTACAACATGCATTCCTCTTTTCCTTAGCTCTAATTGAAAAGCTTCTGCAGAAGGATCAATATAAATATTCTTAATGCCATATGGTTCTAGAAATTCTTGTACATCATCGGCGAATTCACTATTGGTTTTCTGCCTTCCTGTTTTCTTAGGATCCCAATAGTATTCTTTTTCTACCCACAAGCATTTTCCTGTTTGATTATAACGTCCTGTACTTACTCCCACAAGTAAGCAGCAAAATGGATTAACACTGCCATAATCAATAGAAGCAACCCAGTATTCAGCAGAACACGGGGGGCGTTTAACAACATGAATATTGTGATCGAAAAAGTCGAAAATTGCTCCTTCAGCTAGACACCATAAGCCCAAATAATTGCGCTTATAAAAAAGACCGGACAGGCTATCTCTAATACGTTGCTTATAATTTTCATCCAAGTAAGGATTGTCATCCAAGGTAAAGTGTAAAGCATAATAATTTGGGTCTCCTTGTTCTGCCTTATCTATCCATTTCTTAATTTTGTGATTAGGATGGGAAGGGTTCATACTAGCAAAACCCATGCTATAGGGCATGCTTAGACGTGTATCGATCATATCAATAATAGATTCAGGATAAAGTGTCATCTCATCGCAATATACAAGAGAAAATGTTTTACCTTGAAAGCTTCCTATAGCGCCTTCATCTTTAGCTCCTAAAGTTTGTATTGTCTTATCTCTAAATTTGAGCTGTCTTTTGCCTGCATACCATGTGCAAAATGGCCTAAAAATAGAAAGTTGTTCGCTTTCTAGCAATAGCCTGATAGCATTGTGATAGATCGTATCACTACTATGACCTACCATGAAGATTTGACTGTCTGGACAGCTATCAACTGCATGCATAAAGCGAAAAAGAGTGCATATTGTCTTACCTGTACGAACAGAACCGTGCGCCAAATTCCATTTAGCTGTAGAATTTAAGACAAATTCAACTTGTTTTGGAGATAAAGGACTCATGCAAGAAATGACCTCAAAGCCTAATAAAAAAGATCTTTTGAATGAAATAAAGGAAATGATTCAAAGTATTGAGAAACTACCCCCGCATGCGATGATCGCGCCTATCACTCATTATGATTACTGGTCTATGTTATTATTGTTATCGGCTATTTTGAAATCAGATTTAGACTGAGAGGAAGTAATAGCAGCCATTAGCTCAGTGAATTTACTCATGGTCTGATCGCTAATATTAGCTTCAGTAGGAGCATCTGTTTGCTTTAGACGATTTCTTCCAAGCCAGATAAGCATTTGAGTATTTCCTTCTAAAGCTTTTCGCATTTGAGCTTCTAATAAAAGAGCTTCTCCATACTGCGCTTTTTGAACCGCATAAACCGAATAAGCGACGCCATATTTATCTTTAAATCTTCTTTGCAAAGTATCTTCTGAAATACCTATCGAAGAGCAAATTTGTTTTTGATTACATCCAGCTTCTAAAAACCGATCGACTAATTCCCAATCGATGGGTTTTTCCGGTCTAGCCATTAAGATACTTCTCCTTAATAATCAAATAATCATTATTATAATGAATAGATATTGATTCAATAACTTTCTAAGAATATCAGTAAGGATAAAGCCGGATTACATTGGTGCATTCCAGCTTTAGATAGGATTTTTACAAAGAAAGATTGGTAAGACTGATCAATCTTCTATAAATAACTTACTTTCCGTGATAACTTTTTCTATGTTTGGATCAAATAACCCAGAAATTTTAAAGGATAATGCAAGGCAATTACAAACTTTTTCATCTCTGATAATTTCATCCACAGTAACTACATCTAATTTGTCTAAAAATAAGCCAAATAAAGTAACATATCCTTGGCAAACTCTAACAAGTAATTCGTAGGCTTGATCGGGAGATATTTCTGACTTGAGTTCTTCCATATCGTTCCTCCCTAATTTTGGTAAAATATTTTAATGCCTCAATTTGATCTTGTTCGTCTTCTATTAAAGATCTCATCGATTCATTTTTATTAAATTTATTCTATTGGTGGAATAGGTAGAAGGCAATAATAAGTGACGTTTAACTCTTGCCAAGTAGCTTGATCGTAGAACTTGCCATTTATATAGTAGGCTTCAAAGTAATTCGCCTCCTGGAATGGAGGCGAAACGAATCCCCATACGGTATCCCCTTCTTCGGGTGGATATTTTTGGACATTAATCCAATCAACTATTGTGGGTTTTAGATGCATCTTTATTTTAATTAGTTTTAGTAGAATTGGAGAAAATGTCCCAGATTTTACATATGACAGTCAATGGAAAAGTTACGATTTGATAAACATATCTTCCTAACCATTGAACAATGATAAGAGGAGCCTTAGAAAACGAAGAGTTTTCTACTTGTCCAGCTTGGCCAGTTTGTTCAACTTTTGGTTGCTCTGGATTAACGCCTGACATAACCACCTCCTGGGTTAGCCGGATCTTAGCATGAATTAAAGATGGTGGCTAGTCTAAATTTTCTATGATTTCTTGAGCTTTTTTCCAGCTTAACTTAGTTTTTCTAACAAACAAGGCAACTGATATTTGACCGAACTCTTCTTTGAGTTTTTTAGCTATTTTGACATAAGGATTGCTACGTTGATCTTTATCTAAAGACCAGTTACATTCACCGCACATTGTTGTTATTTCACATCCCCTGTTGATCTGAATATATTTTTCATCCATATTTTCTATCCTTATAGCCACCTGTGATGGAATAGGAGAAATTTTGTTAAACTTTCATCATAACAAACACTCTAAAACATGTTCTCCATAGTTATCGCATTCACCCAACATTTTCGCCTTCCTGCCTATATATCATAGGGACGATCACAATCCGTCTTTCACACTTTAAATAATTTTTAATTAATGTCTGATAATCCTGCTTATGTTTTATTTATAAAGCCCTCAAACATGCTTGTAGATAGGTGATATAGTCCACACATATTCTTGGATGGTAAAGTTGTTGTAGAATATTTGTGAGGGATCCATGACTCTCACAACGTATTATGGAAGGATCAAAAATTTCAATTTTCATCAATTTTTCATGAATTTTTGATTCTATTCTTTTTCAATCCGCTCTTATAATAAATGAAGGATTTTCAAAAGCTATCTTCCATGCCTGGAATGGCTTCCAATGTTCAATTCCCATCAAATGAGAAAATCTTTTCAAAATGGAGGCAGTCAATAAAAATGTGTAACGAAGAAGGTAAATGGTACCAAACAATGCTAAACCAAGATCTAAGGTAGATGAAGAAAATGCAAAGTTATGAAATATCCTCATAGCTATATCATACACTTTTTCTGCCAACAAAATAACTCCTGAAATAGCAAAGCCTGTTGCAATGGATAGTCCAAAAAATTTTTTTGTATTATCAAGACTTAAAATCATAAAAGTACCTGCTTAGCTTTTGATTTAAGAGACGATTTAACTTTTGATGCAAGAGATGATAGTCTGTAGGTATCATAGAACTCGTCTATATACTTTATTGTAGCATTGATCTCATCTTCCCTATATCGATAAAATCCCATTTCCTTTTGTGGAGAGTATGAACCAGAGCTATAATCAAACCCTATTTCTGTACCTGTTTGATGCTCAGTTCTAAGGTATCTATGATTGTAATCATAAATATGCGTAGTATACTCTATCCTCTGTTGATAGGTAGAAGGAGCATAGCACGCGTTCATGGTGGATCTCCAGCCTTCTTTTTCATAAGTTGTTGTAAAAAGAAGCGAATTCACTTTATTACAGGAGCGATCATTTGCTTCTTTGTAATGTTCATAAATAGAATTGAATTTCGATCGAACTTTTTCCAATTGATTGATAGCTATCTTTTCTACTTTAGATGGATTAAGATTGGATTTTATTCTTTGGAGCTCTGAACCAATTAACTCAATTTTATTTTTTAATCTAGCAACTCTAGATTCCCCACTTCCAGTTCCTTTTTCATAAGCAGTATAGTATTTGAATCCAAAATATTTGACGAAACTCATCACTCCACATGCAACTACTCCAGTGACTCCCATGCATTGTTTAAACGAATGTCCACATATCTTGAGAGTGGTAGAAACAACAGTACCTATTGCAGCTGTTGCACCTCCCCATTGGTAGCTCACAATATTGGTATATTCTCTTTCTTTTCTTGTGCGATCTATTTTCTTTTCTTCAGGTGTATCAAGAATACCTAATTCTTGTTCATCCATTTGTACAAGAAATGGATTGATAGGATTGCCATCATTTAAAAAGTTCTTAGCAAGCATTTCTTCTCTTTTCGGTATAAGACAATACGTATTATGGCTGTAAGGATTGAGAGAAAATTCTAAGATGTGTGCAGTCATAAATACTCCTTATTATTCATTTCATATTATCCTGGTAAAACCCTGTCGCAGGATACTTTTTACATATTTTGAAGTCAAAAGAAAATAAACATTTTTTATCTTTGTTATTTTTATTTGACTTATGGTAAGCTTATAGATGTGATAAGGAGGGGTTATGACTGCTTTACAATATCATTTATTTGAAGAAAATTCTGAGATTTGTTTACTCAAAAGAGAAGTTGAAGAAATCAAACATGGTTGTGATAACGTTCGCAAAGGTATCTTTGCTAGGCACAATGAAATGATGAAATTACTTATGAAGCAGCAAGAAGAAATTGATCAATTAAAAAGCCTTATTGGTAAATCTCAAGTCTTATTCTCTGAGGAGTGCCTTTTTCCTGATCATATGACCATGTAATTCTTGGATCTTCATCAGCCCTACCAGGTGTTAAGTACCCTGTCAGTTGTGCTGCGATCTCATCTTTTATCCATTTAAAGCTGCAAGGTAAATTATCGTCCTTATCAAGCCTTCTTGGACTGATTCTGATAAGTTTAATATGACATGGCAAAAAAATTTGACTTCGAAGAGGTTTAAAGAACCAAGAAACCATTTCTTTTTGAGAGATATGACGTTTATGTTTTTTTGTCCAATGCTCTGAACAATTAGCCTCGCTAACCGTTTTTATTGGCAACTCTGTCTGTAGAATTAATTCCATAAAAAAGCCCCATATTTTAGTATGGGGCGTTCTAAAATCTTAACGGAAGTTTAAATCATCTCATTCCAAACTTAAACTCAACTTACATTTTATCTTATTCAAATCATTAATGCAAGTTATACTAGAGCTTCGATTCTTTGCTTAGCTTTCCAATTATAAATCTCTGTGAAAGTTTTGAGATAGTCTTTATAGCCTGACATAGGCCTAATGGATTGATATTTGAAGCCAACTTTTTCTTTTAGCCTTTCAATATCAATATCTTGTTTAGTTAAGAATACATGTAAAGCTCTCCAAAAATTATCAGTGTATATGAATCGTTTATTCTCTATTAATAATAGACCTTCTAAATAAGAAATAAGACTCTCTATTTTTTTGATAACAATAGAATAATCTTCTAATTTGTCTGTCATATAGAAGGTTCCAATCTTAAATGTTTCGTCAAATATCTTTTTCTGTTCTCTGGACATAAGCATTAAGAATCGTTTCAAACTTAGTTCATGCTCTCTTTTAAATCGATCTAAGCGAATATATTCTTCATGTCCATTCTTCATATAAGCATCTAAGAATTCTTTGAATTCCCAATCATCTGTGCACGCATTTAGAATGCCTGCATCTTTATAAGTTAAACCATATCCTGTAATATAATAAATAGGTGTCTTTAATGATTTAGCCGCTTCTAAACGGTGTTGACCATCGATCACTTCAAAATTTTCGTTAACTAAAATAGGGTTATACATGAGTAGATTTCTTCTCTGAATAAAATCAACGAGATTTCTAACATGATTTTCTGATATTTTTCGATTACCTTCTAATGTTTTAAATACTTCATATTCTGTTGTAGATTCAATGACTGGACAAGAATTTTCCATCATTTTTAATTCACAATTAGCCATATTCAATCCTCCAGATTGATAAAATCGTTGTCATGTTATTAGAATATCTTTTTGACTAAAAGAAAAAAAATATTTTTTTTCTTGAGAGAGATATCTTATGGCATATCACATTAAAATGGAATGATTTTTGATTCTTTTTGATCTACATTATTGAGTGAAATATAGTCATCATAACTTTTGAAAAAAGCTGTCCTGAAAGCTTCATTCATGGCAGGTGTTTCAAATTCACAAAGTGTAAAAAATTTTGTTTGACCATTTTTTTCATATTTTTCGCAAGGTAATTGAATCCACCTGGCTTCATTTTTTTGAAATACTTTGATTCGTTTAATGATAAAGCCGCCCCATTTGGGCAGCCTTATTGAAACTTGAGCTATAAGTGTAGGTCCAGGGAAAGATTTATAGTCTACAATTTCGATCATTTCTTTTTCCTCATCATCTTGCTATCGCATTTTTCAAGTTTTTTATCTTGTTTTTTATCCATTTTTTCGAGTTCTTTAAGCTCCTTTTCACTTTTCTTTACGCTCTTTTCAATTTGTCTAATTTTTTTGTCCATACGGCCGTCCTTATTGTTTAGGAAGTTATCTGTGATGTATTCTATGCCCTTTGATCTAGTCTGTGCTATCATTTCTTTCCATTTGTTTGGGTCAGAAAAGCTTAAGACTGGATAAAAAACTTCTTGACCGGTCTCTGGATCTATCCCCTTTTTGGAAGGAAATTTGAAATACCAGCTACTTCCATTATAGGAAGTTAAGATTCCACGAATGTCCAAGCAGGCTTCAATCCAGTAAACATGAAGGGTTCCCATCAATTTCTTTTTTTTGCTTGGAATGGGATAGAATTCGACGATTTCTATGTTCATTTACTAAACCTCTTTTATTTCGAATTGTACCAAATTTTTCATGAGTTAGCTACCATCATACCAACCTGTGTGTTTTGATTGATTGTATAGGGCAAAGAATTAGTTAGTGAGCCATCATCGTTTTCGAATTCAATCACATCTTTTGTTTTTAAACAGAAATCGCGAATTGTTTCATATGCCAATTTCATTTCTCTTATAAAGTCTTGATGGTTGCTATGTAAAGAAATAACACAGCTGTAATTTCCCATAGAGCAGGGCTTTGGAGGTTTGTAAGTGAAAATAACAGTGGATTTTGTGCTTTTTTCGTCTCGAGAGATAAGAACATACATTTGCTTAAGATAAGCAGATTTTTCAAGTTTATTTAAATTAAAATTCTTTATCCAATCTTCAGTAAAATTTAAGTTCTTAAGATAGTCAGAAGCCATTTTCATTGATTCCTAATTTACGTAGGATATTATTGAATTGGTCCCAAAATCCTTTCTCAGTAAATCGTATTTGATGATGAGTCATGCCACGAGTAAAAGCAATGGAATCTTCGTTTATATAGCATTCAGCTCCATTATATTCTTGACCATGCTTAAACCGCTCTTTTATTTCGTCTCTAATGGAATCTTTAAGGGGTAAAATTTCTTTTTTCTTTCTGCGACTAGCAGCTAGAAGCTTGCTAAATTTAAGCTTCAGGTAATTTGGAGTATGGACATGTTGACTCCAAAAATTGTCTTTGTGGGAAAAATCGATAACAGATTGAATTTCCTCTGAAGAGTAATCTTTTAAGAGTTTATCAAAATGTTTAGCGTCTTGTGAGCTAGCGGGTTTGCCTGCTACTTCTGGAATATTCTTTAAAAGAGAAGAATTAAAAGCAGCGAGCAGCTCAGCTGCGAGCGGAGAAGCCGGAACGGCTTCTTTTTTTTTGCTAGGTTTTGAATAATTAAGAGGGGAAAAAGACTGATAGTGTACGTTATGTTTAATTTCATTTCCTGAAAAATCCTGGTTTACGGCCACTTGATTTTCTTGACCTTCATCAATCGAAATGACTTTTTCCTTTATGCATTTTTCTTTTTCATTCTTATTCATTCTTTTTCTTTCTTGTTCGTCGTTATCAGGTCGTTGTCTGGTCGTTATCCGGTCGTTATCTTGATCGTTAATATGATCAGAATTTATATCCCAAATATCTGATCTTAATAACTTTACAAGAGTTCCTTTGGTCGTTATCCTGGTCGTTGATTTTTTGCAATTTCTGCAAGTTTCGATAATTTTGACATGTTGTCGCTGTTCCAAAACTTTCTTAGCTGTCCTATATTTCATCTCAGTTTCGATGCCAGCTTTTCTGTAATCTCCGATGTAAGCTTCTCCAATTTCTAATCCATCGGGATGACCAGATATTCGGCGTGCTCTTTTAGCTATATGACATAAGAGCAAAAAAGCATTTGGATGGTGTTCTTGTAAATAATCACTTTCTAAGGAAGGTATAAACTTAATGAATCGATCAGACATAGCAGTTCTCCATACAATTTGTTATGGAGACCACCAGAGGGAAATTTTCTGAAATTTTTTCAGAAAAAGAATTGAAATATATTTCAAGTCTGATATAATGGTGGGCACATTCTACTAGTGGCCCACTCTTCTCTATAGTGGTCTCCGAAAACCCCCGACCGCAAATCGGGGTTTTCTTTTTTTTGGCACCTATCCTAATTTTCTGATCATTTAAAATCAATTGATTATTGCAGCGCTCTAGCATGTGTATAAGGCTATTTATTGATGCTTATCATGTTCAAAACAAAAAAAAGGATAAGTATGTTCTAGCAAGATATGACCCAAAGGCTTGGCTAGGATGGCATCTTCTTCCCCTTCTGGAAATTCAGTTGTCACTATGTATTTATTTCTTTCCAGATATTCGATAACGGAAGGAATAATAAAAATTCCCTTAATTATTACAGGCCTTTTTAAGATTATAAATGACTCTAAAATCATTTTTAGAATCTCTGTAAACATCTCTCCTTTATCCTGAATGGCTTTTAGGCATTCTGAACACATGTAATGTTTGCGCTTTCTTATCATGCGGCCTTTTCATTTTTCAAAGAATGGAAATCTAATAAGACGATGCGCACTTTGTCATTTGACGATATGGAGAATCCAATAACTCCCTCTTTTTTTAGCAAACGAAGATCATTTTTGAATTTCTTCCATGAAAGTGCATATTCGGTGACAATGGTCTCTTTTGTATAAATGACGAACTCCCCTCCATCTTTATTTCTGTCTCTCCAGACACGCGTGTAAAGAGCTCCGGCTTGAGGACAGTGTTCAAGAATTTTGTCTAATGAAGGTGGATAAGATTTCATAATTTTCCTCTAACTTAAATTTCCTAACAAGTTAAGATATCTAACGCATATCTTAACGTTTTCATTCGCAAAAAATGTATAGATATTCTTTCGATAAAGGGCAAGATATTTTAAAAACATTTGATAAGATTATTCATTGAATTTTACGAATAATTCTTTCACAATGACCTGAGAATATGATCAGGAGTGTATGAAAAAAGTTTGGTTAGAAATTACAGAAGCATTCAAAGAGCAGTCAGAATTCAGGATTATGATCTACTCTTTTTGTGTATTTTTTCTAATTTTTGTGGTAGGGATATGGTGGCTATTTTAACTACTCTGAAGAGTTCGCCTCTTTAGCTGGGGGCAAGTGCTCGCGCCACATAAGATGAGTCAAATTATTCTCGATTACAGCTACATGTGTATCGATCGTTCTTAGTCTTTCATCTAATCGATCAACTTTGTTGTCTAATTTATCTATTCTAGATTCAAGGCCCACTTTCACATCATCTATTCGTTTATTGAGAGTATGCCACATTACCAGCATCAAGCCAAAACCTCCGCTGACAATCCATAAAATGAGATCTATTTTTTCCATTATCTCTCCTTTTAGCTATCTTAAGAATTTGTTTTGGGCCTTCTAGTCTCTTAAAAAGATTGATTTAATGTTTGCATCCAGCTTATTCACTGCTTTACTTTTCCTCTAATAATTCAGATGCAGTGACTTCTCCATTTGTGGCCTCTTCAATATCTTTAGCTAATCTTTTACTTGGTTTTAGTTTACCGTTGACTATTTTTGATAGGTATGCCCTATCACATTCAATAATTTTGCTAAAATCCACGACGGATAGTCTATGTCTAAATAAATATTCTCTAAGATCCATTATAAAGCCTTTAGAAATCTTAATCTTAACGTTAACACATAGAGTTATTTTAACTCAATAATGAAATTTTTTCACATTTGTATTGTGTAAAAATGTCACATTTGTGTATATTTAACTCATCAAAGCAAGTCTCCCTGATGACTGCCTAATAAGCAGCAGGTTGTAGCAGCTAAAAAATCTTAATCACCTAGGAGAATAAATTATGTCAGCATTAGATGAATTGATCGAAACAGCCAATAGACTTTGCACAAGCCTCGAAATAGCAGCTGAAAATGAAAAAATTTATAGCACAAATGTCTGCTTAGAGTTAGAAAGATATAGTTGGGAAATCTATCGTATGATGAATGATATCAAGGTAATAAGAGAATATGTGAATGGAGGTGTGTAATTACAAAATCTGGAGGATTAAAATACCTTACACACCCCACATTGGAGCTTGAAATGTTGAATTTTGAATACGAAAAAGAAGAAATAATAAATCAAGAGATGCAATGTAGAAGACATGAAGTCTTAAAAAAGATAAGTAAAATAGTTCATTCTTCATATGCGGAAGAATTTGCTAAGGTTTTGCATTATTCGTGGCAAGAAGGTCTTCCAGAAGCAGAAAAAATAGCTGAAGATCTTGATTTTTATCCAATAGATTTTGTGGCTATTGCTCAAAATGAAAAGGAATTCAAAGATTTATTTATAAAAGAAACTGAATATCTCATGGAGGAATATGGCTAAGAATAAAGATTATCTTAGAGTAACACAAGTATTAAGCCCTTTCTCAGGATTGAGTAAAGTTAATCCAATTGTATTAAGTAAAGCTGGAGAAAGAGGATCTAAAGTTCATGAGATATGCACAGCTGTCATGGATGAAATAGGTATTTTCCCGTTTGGAAACACATATGATGGATATATTGAAAGCTTTAAAAAGTGGATGGATGGTAAAAAATTTATCGACAGGCCATCTAGATTTTATTGTGATAAATATATGATTACAGGAGAAATAGATGCCATTTATCAAGATAAAGAAGATCTTGTCTTAATTGATATCAAAACATCATCTAAAGAAAATAAAACATGGCCACTTCAAGGATCTGCTTATGCTTATCTATGTAGGCAAAATGGATATAATATTTCAAGAATTGAATTTATTCAGCTGTCAAAAATGGGAAATGAAGCAAAGATATATTCTTACAAAGAAAACTTCGACATGTTCTTAAAATGTCTAGATGTTTACAAGACATTTTTCGATAAAGAAGAAGATTATATGGAGTATATATAAAAAAGCCACTTCTCTATGCAAAGTGGCTAGCAACAAATCAACGTTCTCTATGCGTAAGTGGATAAGAAACAGAGAGAACGCTACAAGGATAATTACCAACCTCTAACACATATTACTTTATAAGAAAAATTAGCAAAAACGACAAGGATTTTTTATGAACAACTTACCAGCAGTTCCTAGTGAAAATGAATTTCAAACCATGATATCTCTTTCTAGAAATGCTGCAGCTTCTGGATTATACAATGGCATAGGAAATGAAAGTAAGATATTGATGATTTTATTGGCAGCCAGAGAGCTAGGCATTGGACCTATGATCGCTTTAAATGGTGGAATTTGGAATATCCAGGGTAAGATTGAAATATCAGCACGTCTTATGAACTCAATGATTAGAAGAGCTGGACATTCAATTGTTGTTAAACAGTGTGATGCTAGTAAGTGCATCATAGAAGGAAAGCGCTGCGATACTGGTGACA